AGGCCTTAATATAATAGGTTCTTCATCGGGGTATGTGCCATCAATTTTTCTTTTAACACGAAAATCTAGATAATCGGATAATGGTTGGTCTTTATATTTTGGAATACTGCAATAAGTAATATTATTATCTTGGTCGTGAGAATTTACACTAAAGTATTCTCCGCTATCTACTGCGCTACTACTATTGTGATTAAAATAACTATATTTTACTTTGTATACCTCATTGGTTGCCGCTGCAGTTCCTAATACAATTTTGATTTGTGGTGTATTATAAAATTCATCTGTCACACCATCATCAATAACTGTAACTTTTGCGTCTGTTTGTTCAACATCAACGCTATCAACTACTTTAAATACTTTAAAAGTATCTGTTAATATATCTTGGTCTAATTCATTGCTTCCTGTTAGTACTCCACTTCCACTTATGTGAGTTGTGCCTGTTACAGTTGTAAATGATTTTACGCCATCTGTTTTTAGTTCTTTTAATTTTAAACGACGTCTAGCAGTTACATCTGTGACTTCAACGGGCGCTAAAATTGTGTATGTATCGGCTTCGAAATTACTACCGTCTTTTCTTTTAAATACAACGGTTGTTTGTGTACTACCAGTTTTTATTTCATAATCTTCGTCGGGTAGTATTGTAGGTTGACCATTTGGTGATGTAATAATTGTGTATTCATCATTTGACGCTGATTCGATTCTTTTCAGCTTTTCATTTGCGCCCGCAAGAATTTGAATGGTATCTGTGGCTATTTCAAGTGTTACTGTATATTTCTTAACTTTAGTGTATACAACACTCGAAATATTACTTATACCGTCATATGGCAATTTGAATAATTGAGTTGTCTTAGTTTTGTTTTCTGAAACATCAGCAGCTGCATAATCGCTTGTATTGAAAATTGTGTCATAATTTACTCCATCAAATAAATACGTTCTTAAAATATTACCTGATAATTGTGATGCATATTTTATTTTCTTTGTTAGATTTGTAGTAAAATCAGTTTCGTTTAAAAGTCCGATGTCTCTATCAAAAGGACTATTAGATGCGCGGTCTACATCATCAAATTTAATATCAACATAATTACCGTATTGAATTGTAAAATCTATATTTTCTTCAGTATCTACTTCTCGTGCTTTATCTCCTTTTAAAGAAACTTTTGACGGAAACTCTCTACGAAGTCCTTTCACATAAGCTGTAGCAGTATCAATTTCTAAAGCGTAATGTGTTTCTGCAGTTGCAACAGTGGTTACATCAAATGGTGAAATATCATTTATTTGTGTAGATGTGTATTTACCACGATTTGAACCATTATTGTAAAACTCTCTGAAATTAATTTTAAATGGCTGAAGAACATAATCTCCACTTTCCTCACGTGTTCTTACTGCAAGTTTTTTATCAAATGCAGAATATGGGTTTTCTTCTTCTCCAACACCAAGTAAAACACCCTCGCTTCCAACAGACAACAATCTTTTAACATCATTTGTAAATGTTGCAGTGTTTATGAATATTTTTCCTGTAGTAGAATTTAGATTGACTAATGATTGCGTAGATGTAATAAAAATAGGTTCCAATATTATTTGATATCTATCGGCGCCGGGCGCTGCAGCGTTCAAAGAGCCAGCAGCATTATCCAATAAAGTAGCATCATCAAAACTATTGATTGTGTTTTCGGTTATCTTAAATGCAAGGTCACCATCAATAGCTTCATCTTCAGTTGTTTTCTTTAGAAATAATTTTTGAATGGCGGTATGAACAAACGAACCATTAATGAAATACATGTTTTCTTCAATAGAAAAACTGAATCCAAATCCTACCTCTTTAATTTCACCTAAAGCGCTCGTAAATGAATTTGAGATTCCTAATCTGTCTTTATACGTATCATTCTTAAAAAATAGAAAGTCACTTGTTGTAAATTTAAGTTGTTGCTCATACGCAACGTATATTCTTAATCTTGTTTCTCCTGTGTTTGCAACAAAAGTTTCTGAATGAAGAATTTTTGCAGAGCCACCAGAAACACCTCGACCCTCAATATTACTTTGAAGTACCAATGTTGAAAGAAATGTTTGTTCATTAGTAAATGTAAGATTGGCTTCTGATGTTAAACTAAATTCAATGTAACTTATACTATCTTGAAAAACTGGTTTTTGTTGTAGTAAAGAATCACCATCGCGGTAAAAGCCTAAACCAAATCTATTGATTTGATTTTGCAACATGGTTTGAAGTTGATTCAACTCACGTGTTTGTACTGCAAACCCAGGCTGAAATAAAATTCGTAAATAATTTTTATCAGATACTGTTTGATTATTCTTTGACGCATCTTTTGCGTTAAAATCGTCAAAGTACGGGGCTCTATTAAATCCAGTAATACTCATATTAGAAATTTATGATGAAATTGATTGTTTCAATTTGGTCTGTTTGTCTTGATTGTTTATTATTGTTATTTATAAACAAAATGTTACCGCTATTAACATCAACTTCGGGGTTTGTAATTGAAATAACATTAAATGGAATAGGCGTATCAGTATTAATAAGAACTCTTTCATTCAACACAAAGTCTGTACCTGCTGATGCTGAGGGGTCTTTTATATATCTAACTAATTTTCTAGCACCGATGGCGGTATTTTTCTTATCAACAAAGATTCCTTTAGCACCACTTATTTGACCATTAATCGCAGCATCTTCATTGATATTCTCGAAGGTTGATTGGTCAGCACCTTCTAATACAAATTTAAATTTTGCATCAGCTGTTGTCTCAGTGAGTGATGTAGTACTTCCAAACCGGTTTGGATTTTCTATCAATCCAACTTGTCTAAAGTCATTTGCAATTGTAAAGTCTTCATTACTAGATGAAACTCTCACGTTAATGAATAGTGCAGAAGCATTTAATTCTTTTTGTATATCTCCGCCATGACCTTTTGATGGTGATAAAATAACGTCAATATCACTATCTAATTTCTGTATATTTGCTTCGGGGTCTACAACTGAGACCAGATTTGCTGATTTAAATCCTTTTCCGTTTCGTGTAATTTCAAAAGATGTTATTTCTTTTTGTGCATTTAATTGACCATAAACGATCGCAGGTGATTGAACTACTTCTACAATAGCACCTACAGGATAACCGGCCCCAGGGTCAATAACGTCAATTGCAGAAACTGTATTACTTGTTTGGTCAATTGTTGCTAAACCAAATCCTGTTGTAACGTTTAATCCAGCAGAAAAGTTTGTATCTGTGAGTGCACCAACTTTAATTCTAAATTTGACAGGAATCTTTTTATTTCTACCAGCAGTCGAATCAAAGAAATATCCTGCGCCACCACTAGTTAATTCTATACCATCTGCTTTTAATTTTCCTGTTCCGGTAAGTCCACCAACAATAGGTGCAACACTTGTTACTTTAAATTCTGCTAATGCGGTTATTGTCAGTGGTGCATCACCTTCTACGAAAAAAGGAACTTCTGACAAACCAGTATACTTATTTGAAATCGGTGATACGGTGTCGGTAATAACTAATCTATCTACTTCACCACCCTCAAGCGCTGTTTGAATGTTATTTGTATCAGGAAATGGTAAGTGTGTAGTAGAATTAAATTTACGTAAAAGAGAACCTTCGTATTTAATTAATAGTTTCCAACGATATCCATCTGACGTAGTAAAAATATCATTTCTATCTTCTCTTGGCTCAACTATTGATTGAGCGCCATTATTATTTGATATAACTTTATAAACTCTTTCGTCTTGTGTTAAAACATAATATGGCTTAGAAGTTCCAGCTCCAAATGCAGTAGTATCAACACGATTAGAATATTGATTATAACGTGTTCCACTTGACCATGTATATTTTTTAAATGCTCTACGAACTTCTGATGGAAAAACTTTTCTCATCGCCGTAATTGTTTTTCTTGTGTCCTCTTCATCAAGTAATGAATTCGTAGGCGTAGGAACAGTATCACTATTAGGAAACTCATTTGGTCTGCCATAAAAGACATATAATTTCTTTGTACCATTTCCAATGGCTTGTTCGAAATCATTCAATAAGTCATAACGAACTTCTTGTTTTAATAAAGCTTTATTGACTAAAACGCTTAAAGCAGTATCGCTTGTGGCACTTGAAATTGATATACCCATACTTATATTTATCCAGTTGTTACGATTGTTGGTTCAAGATAATCTTCAAAAAAGTAAACACGATTATCATCTGAGGCTATTGGCCTTTGTACGTATTGTGTAATCTCGGAAGGTGAACTACTTAAATCACTTCCTACATTATTGACACATACTCGGTGTGGAATAGTTATTATTTCTGCATTAGGCGCTATACCCACAGTATCTAGTCGTGAAATTCCATATCCAACATTAAGTGATCTTTCAATTTCGTCGGAATCAATATTCTTTACAAGATTATTAAATAGTTTTTCACCTGCAGGGTGTAATAGCTCTTCATAGAAATCGCGATAATCACTTAATGGTATATCAAGTTGTAATTCATAAGAAAATTTCTGATAGAAATTAGAATCCTGTAAAACAATATCAGCGGATAATCTACCTCTTTCATCTATGTATTCGCCATCTGATTCTATTAGATTTGCAAAATTGAAACTAAATTCTGCATTCACACCATTTGTTGAATTGAACGTGAGTCTAGGTCTTAAAATACCACTATTAGAAGTAGATACTAAGAAAGGAACACTTGCCTCGATTGATGGGTCTGATAAGCCATTGTTTAAATAATCTTCAAATAAATAATTTGGATTTGAAGATTCGTCGAATCCAAAATAACTTACTGTATGATTAGGGCTATTATTTGATGGGCAATTATCACTATCAATTCTTGTAGCAAATGCAGCACCTCTTACTGTGGTTTTTAAAAATTCATTACCGAATAACGTATCATCAGATGCTGTTCTATCTGTTACTAGTGTGGTACCATCACTTAACCTTTGAACCCTCTCGAAATCTTTAGTAAAATAATCTGTGGTTTGATTTGTAGAATTACCTGCGCCGTAGTCTAAGATTTTAACTTTACTAATTACACCTCCAGTATTAACACCCGCAACTTCTCCTAAAAAACTAGCATTACTAAATCCTGCTAAAAAGAATTGGTCACCAACTTCATAACCCGTTCCGCCTCTTACAATATTGAATGAAGATAGCGTACGATATATTTTGCCATAGACATTACCGTCTATGTCTTTAACGTCAAGTATAGTATCAAAATTACCTTCAATACTTCCTGGTTCTAATTCAAGCGTAAAGATTTCTTCATCATACGTTTTCTTTGAAACAGCAGATACGAATCCTTTTGCAATAACTCTTCCAGCAGCATCGACTTGACGTATTGTTTTACCATCTAAAGTTAACGGGTCATTTCCGGTTGTTGAATACAAACGAACGAATTCACTTGTTCTAAAATCACCACTAGACGGTATTAGAACCTGATTCCACGGCTCGAATAATTTAACTTCCTTATTAAAGAATAATCGGAAGAAAGCGTTTAACATCTTCTTATTACCACGAACTTCGTAATAATTAACTAAACGTTTAATTAAAAACTTTCTTGTAACTACATTTGATGTTGGTATATTTTTTGCAACTTCAAATGCCAACTCTTCAATGAATTGAGTTTGCGTAACTCTATCAAGGTCTCTGTTCTTTGCAAGATTCTGAATTAATGATGATGCAACGTCAATATACGTAGAGTCTTGAGCAGATATTGCAATATCATTTTCTCCTATATAATATTCACTTAAAAATTTTACGAGCTCAGCACTACCTTCACGCAATTGTTGAGGTATCAATGAATCAACACGAGTCGATTCGTGATTATGATAAAAATCAGTCATTTTCTATAATTGAATTGCCTTCTGTAAATTCAGCACCAGTTTCTACGTAAACATTTACTTTATCGGTGTCGATTGAGAGCAATTGTTCTTTTGAACTTGGAACATCATAGGAATCAGGTTTTGCATTAATCTCAATTGTAGTAGTTACATCTGCAGGTAATGCGTTAATCTGTAGCAAACCAGTATTTGGATAAAGGAATCCAACATCGTAATCTGAAATTATTTTTTTATTCGCACTTGATAATCTATAAAGTCTTAATTTTCTTTTATCAGTATCACCATCAATCGCCACATCATCTAAGAAATAATTAACACCACTAATTATCCAAGATGTAGTTGAAATGAATGGTTCTTCTTGGTCTATCTCTCCTAGTAATTTAAATCCAAAAGAAATTTCTGATGAAAGAGTGTTATTGGCTTGTACAACAAAATTCTTGTAACAAGAAACCTGAGCTAATGAATTAAGTATTGATGTATCACTTGTATCAATCTTATTTAAAAATTTAGAATATCTAAATACATTTTCAAACACTTCGAATGAATTATTAAAATCTGAGATTGCCTCTCGTACAGTTGTTTCAATCTGTGCAGGTGATTTAGACGTAGCGTTATTATTGTATTTTACAAATACGTTAAAATATAAGAATGTAAAATCAGCATCTACGATTTCTGTTGTAATTGCAAGGATTCTTTTATTATCTAAATGTTCTAAAATATCTTTCTTTTGCTTTGCAGTTAAAAACAATTCGCCACCCGTAGGTTTAATCGCAATGAACACTTTACCATACTGCGGTGGACTCTTTTCTTGTCCACCAAACACAGAAATATCTTGAATCAACGTACTAAATTTATCATTAATAATTGCTTCATAATCTTTTTTAGTGACTGCTCGATTTTTAGAGATAAAGGATAATGGTGCATTGAATTTAATAGCATCAATGCTATCTCTTTCCGTTCCACCCGCTGATTTAGAGATAGTTGTTATTACTGTTGGGTCATTAAGGGCAAATGAGGAACCAAACGTACCAAGAGAAAATACATTTATGCCATTTGCGTCGTCTCCTGTTGTAGATACAAATTCGCATATAATAATTGAACCAACAGTAGGTTTTGCACCTAATACATTGTTACCAAATTCTATTTGATAATTACCATTAAAGTTTTCTTGAATATAAAATATCTTAGATGTATTAGTGACATCATCACCTATTTGAAATTGCGTATATGTATCAGCCGCAGAATCTGCAATCGATTCATTTTCTTTTACTTTTACAACAAGCGTATCTTTATCAATATTTTTATCTGAAATAATAAACTGTTGATTTGTCAAATCATTAAATACAAATCTTTGTGTTTTATTCTGACCTTCTCTGATTGCAAGATTATTGAATGTATATTTTCCATTGACCGGCGTCTGAGCGGCCGAATCACTTGGTGTTCTGAACGTATATGTGACACCGTCCACCTTGCCCGTGAACGTTGTATTTTCAGGTATGGTTTGTGAAGATGTTAAACCGCCAGCATTAAATTCTAATTTCAATTCTGCAGTAGAAGCTGTTCTACTCTTAGGAACAAATCCAATTAACTTAGCATGAGATACAACGTTAGAACGAATCTGAGAAGAATCTAAGAAAGACTCATTGACTGCCATGTGTGCATTCACCGCATTATAATGTGTATTATATGCAAGGATGTCTAGTATCTGATTCAGGCCAGAACCATCAAAGTCTAAATCTTTGAAAGGCGAATCCTGCCTTTTGAAAAAGGTTTTTATATTAGTTTTGATTTTATCAAAATCAAGCTCTGTTGTTTTTAATTGTTTTGCCATTATCGTAATCTCTCAAGTGCAAATGAAATTTCTTCTCTATTTGATGAAAAGTCTACATTAAATCCTATTGTAACATCGAATGTATTTCTATCAATATCCGCGCTTACTTTTACTTTTGTGCTTCTTACTCTTGGTTCGTTTCGTGATATAGTTCTTAATATTTCTTCTTCCAATGAAAACGCTGTAAAAGGTGTAAGTGGTTCAAATAAATAACGTGTAACATTTCCGCCAATACTTAGTTGAAATGGTCTTTCACCTTGATTTGTAAGAATAATATTTTTAATTGATTGTTTTACCGCATCTAAATCATTTAGTGGTCGAATATCTTTTTTGACTGGATGCTCTTTAAATGCTAATGGCACATCAGAATATACCTTTCTAAAAGCAACGTTTGATGCGCTTGGTCTTCTTGTATTTGAATCTGATAAACCGGCCATGTTATTACTATTTATATCAATTTAGGAAGATATTTGGTGCAGTAGTTACCTGATTACCAAGATATGTTTCACGAACACCGAGAGGCCCAACAAATTGAGTTAGCGGGCCCGCTAAAATAGTTTCTATTTTTGCAACTCCAATAGTAGATATTACACTACCCGAAACATCTATATGCCAATCACCGGATATCTTAGTTCTACATCCACCTTCGATAGTTAGATTGCAACCGCCCTTAATATAAACATTATCACCTTCAGCAATTACTTTATATCTTTTTCCTGTTATAACCTGTGTCTCTGAACCATCTGGTGTTATTTCAGTATATGTACCTGTGCGGTGCATTTGAGAAATTCTTTCTTTCCCAGGTGATACGTCAAACTCAACAGTATGAGCATTCTCTACGTCGTCAGATGCTTTCTCATAAGAAATAACGTGATTCTTAGGATATTGCGGACCTATAACATCATCAATAGGTGGAAAAGACCAAACTCCTCCAATATTAAAGTTCGCGGTTGATACACCATCATATTCTTCTCTTAATTCCGCTTTCTTTGTATAAGAGAATGAATTTTTATAAGCTTCTTCTAAAGATTTAGCAGCCAAAGGAGTATCTGCAACTCCGCATTTGGCTTCTACAGGATATCTTTGATTAGGGTCTGTGAATCCTTTCTCATAACTTTCTGGTCTAGTAGAAATTGCAGGAATACTACCCATTATAACAGGGTCTTGAGCATTTGGTCCATCGCGAAAGAATCCTATAACCCAAGAGCCTTCAAGTAATCCTGTAGCCGATTGACCAACTTCTGTCATTGAAGCAGATGTGACCGGAAGCATTGGAGTAGCCCAAGGTAATTCTGCAGTAGGTAGCTCTACTTTGTTTGCATTATGATAGCCATAACACCTTACACGAATTCTACCCATTTCTTTTGGATCATTGATATCTTCAATGACTCCAGTAAACCATGCAAAAGTTTGTCCTATAAAATTTTCCATTATAAATTGATTGATAGCGAGTCTTTCTTAACTCGTATATTTGTAAAGTACTCTCCATCTTCTAAAACGTGTGAAGCTGATACAATTAAATATTTACCACTTAGATTTTGGTCAAACTTATCAGATGGGTCTGAGTTAAATAATTTATTCCTTTTTTCTTGCGGGTCCATTACTTTTGGAAATTTAAGTTCAACCACTCTTCCAGCATTTAGAAAACTATCACCAAAGAGTTGAATATCATGCATTACGAACTCAAGGTTCTCAGTAAAAGATTTTACAACATGTCCGTTCTCTTTTCTTAAATTGTTATTATTTTTAGTTTCACCATCGTATGCAAATTCATTCGTTGAAATATATTCACAATGAGCTTGAAATGTTTGAGAATAATCAATCTCCGCGGATTTAGAAAGAGGTGTTTTCTTATTTAAAGTTTTATCTAAAGGAAAATTATCAAAAGTAAAATCTAATTTAGTATATGTTTTGTTTCCGTAATCCAAATAATTATTTTCAGAAGCATAAGCGCCATTCTTTGAATTAAAGACTTTTCCAAGTTTTAACTGAGAAGAAACATTTACCATTCTAGTTGCACGTTCAACAAAATCATCTTGAGATAAAGGCTCTGATGTAAATTCTTTACCGTCATAATATGTACTATAAATTGATTCTGAAACCAAATCAGATTGCGCAGCGATCACGGTTTTACCCGTCAATCTTTGAAATACATAGAAAGATGAACCAACATCGTTATAAGTATTTTTTCTAAAATGTTCAACTGCTTGTAAAGGATGTTGCCACCTAAGAACACCTCTTGAACGTGATATAGAAGAACCAATCTCTTCTATATCTGTTACGCCTAAATCAACTTCATATATCTTTTTAATTTCTTCAACTGTGTTATTATTATAAAATCGTGATATTTTAAATGCCTTGTCTAAAATCGCAAAAGAAGAAACTGCTGATATTTCATAAGTTTGAATATTTTCATTATTACCACGTTGATATCTTGGAAATTCTGCAAGAGTTAAATTAAGTTTTATTTCTTCTTCATCAGTAAGATTTTCACGTAATTCACGTATGAGTACAAATTCAATTTTTTCTTGTCCAATCAATTGCAAATCGTCAATTGTGTCATTACTATCTACTATAGTAAAATTAACAATAATACTAGTACTGTGAATACTTTCTGAAATAGAGAACTTACTTACAATTGGCGAAAGGTCAAACACCTGACCTTTATGATTTGTAAGTTCTACTGACTTAAGATTTATCGCCGATGGAACAAAAGCTTTATTTCCACCTGGTGCGAAATTTTTTGGTAAACTATTCATTCAATAATTCTTTATATCTGTCAACAAATTCATTAATTAAGCCTGGTCGAATAA